ACCTTCGCCGCCGCCGCGTCTGCCATTCTGCTTTGCACGGCAACGCGCCCGCGCCCTAAAGCGTCTAAGCCCACATCCCCCACAACGAATTGCGGCAGGTTGCCGATTACTTCGCCCGTAGCGCCGGCCGCGCCCACTACTTCAGGCGACGCGCCAACGGCTTGCGCGCCCGCCGCAAGTTTGCCGCCGACATAATGGCCCACATCCGCGCCAACACTCTGCGCGGCGCTATCCATTGCCGCCGCCTGGCGCTGCCCTTCGGCGCTGCGCGGCTGATATGTATAGAACTGCTCTACCCTGTCTTTATCCGCCTGGGCTTCCTCATCGGACTTTCCGAGTAGGACGCGATCCCCAACATAAGATAAGCCGCCAGCCAGTGAAGCTACGCCGCCCGTGGCGCCGTGAATCTGGCTTTCCTGAAAACCTATATATCTATCTAACAGGCTAGGTTTCTTCGCCGCGTCTTCCTGCTTTTGCTGTGCTGGCGTGCGAAACGTCGAGATAGCGGCGTTTGCGTCAGGGTCGCCCGTGTCAACCGTTGCAGCGGCGGCGGTGGGGGGCGCCGCACCGCTTAAGAATGCGTCCGCGTCAGGGTCGCCAGTCATGGCGCTAGCTGGCACGCTCACTGCTGAAAGCCGCCGTTATGCTGTACTAGATTCTTACGTTGAACAAAATCGACCACGCCAGCGGGATCATTTTTAAAATGACGCGCTAAAAAGTCTTGCCGCTGAGCGCCGGCCGGCAATGACTGATATTCATACATTAGCCCGTCCGCATTGCGCGTCAATTGGTCATCGGCCAGCCGTAGCCCCTGCGTCCCGTTGTGCGTAGCCTGAAAGCGCGATGCATTGGCATCACGCGCTAGGTTTAGCTTCATGTTGCCGCGTACTAGCTCATTAGCGCTATGGATGGCTTCCGGTCCCATTGTGTCGGGATCGGGCGAGCCCGCGCTGATAGTCTCGCGCGCCTCATTACTCGGCGCGTTAGCGGTCGCTTGCGTCTTGATTTGCATCGCAACCTTGCTAGCTAATTGGCGCGCGGCTATTGCTGGGTCCTTGATTCCAGCCGCCGCCGCGTAATCCGTAACCGCTTTGCTAAATTTACCCGTGCGCGATTGGTCGACGTAATTATCTAATTGTTGCGTAAGCGAGATGACGGCGCGCGACGGCGCAACACTGTCGCTAATTTGGCTGGCGCGCTGGTTATCCAAATCGGCAAGCCCTACGCCCGACTTCGTATTAGCTGCAACGGTGGAGCTAGGCGGGTTGATAGCTGGCGTGCTGCCTGGCGCCGCCGATATCGCCCCCGTACCTGGCGCGCGGTTAATGTGCTGCCCTTGCGCGTTCGTGATGTCTTGCGGATTACTCTGCGCTTGCTGCTGTGAAACGGTTTGCGCTTGCGCGGCTATCGCTTGAATCGCGGGCCCTAAGTGATCTTGTTTAGCGCCACCGTTTTGCTGCAACTGAAACGCGGGCGAATAGATGCCAGATATTTTGGCCGCTTCGGGATTGCGTAACGCGAAGGCTTGCGCAGCGGCTTGCGCTTTGCTGCGCCCATCGGCGTTATCTGCCAAGACATCCTTGTCCGTCGCTAGCGCTCCCATCGTTTGGCCAAACGCGCCCACCGTTTCATTATCCATGGTGGCCATAGCCGACATGTTGGTAAGCTGCTTAGCCTGAATCGCCTGCAAATTCTGAGTGACTTGCACCTTGCCGGCGCCGGTCAATTTTTGGTAGTTCGGATCGGACGCCATTATTTTAGTAACGTCCGTGGTACCGTTCGGCGTCACATACTGCGTTGGATCGAAGCTAGAAAAATATTCGTTATTGTCTTGCGCCGCTTGCGTCTTAATCTGGTTTTGCTGCAGTTCGAGCGCTTGATTTTGTAGCGCCGTGCGTTGCTGCTGAATCCCTAAGATGTTCGATAGCTGCCCGAAAGTGTCAGGGCTTTTAATTGGTGCCACCATGGCGCCAACGGCTTGATAAGAGTCAGCCATTAATCACCGTCGTTACTGTAAGGATTGGTCGGCGCGTAATACGTCGGCGTGGTGCTAGGTGAGCCACCGCCTAGATTCGCCTGCAGCCACGGCAACGCCTGGCTAGTGCCGTAAGCATTGGCCGCGCCCGATAGTCCGCCCGCAATGGCGTTAGCGCTGCCGACCGCACCGCCAGCAAGCGCAGTGCCAATATTGGTAGCGCTCTGCCCGATGCTCGCGCCGAAGTTACTAGCGCCGGTCGCTTGATTGCTCGCCGCGCCCTGGCCCATCTGCGCCACACCCATTAAGCGGTTATACGTGTTGCTCTGCTGGGTCTGGTACTGCGAAAACGCATTATTAAATGAAGTGTTGGCGTAATTTTGATTGAAGCTGGTTAGGTCTTTGAGCGCCGCGCCAGACTCGGCGCCGGCCGCGCTCGAATCCTGGTTTAAAGTTCCTTGCGCGCCTTGCTGCAATTGGAACTGATAGGCGGGCGACATGCTTTGAAATGTCTGCGCGGTAAATGGCGCATTCAGTGAGCCAAAGCCGCCAGCGGTAGAACTTGCCGCCGTGCCGCCCTGGCCAGCCGTGCCCGTGCCGAGTAAGTAATTAAGCTGAGATGTCGCGCCTTCGCCGGCCGCTAGGAATGGTTGCTCATTCGTAACGGTTTGGTTGTACATGCCGCTCTGCAATTGCAAAGCGTTTTGCGCCGACGTTGCTTGCATCTGCGCAGCGGACTGCGCCGCGCTAGACTCAATTACCGCGCCGCCAATCGCTGCAACGCCGCCGACAACCGCGACCGCAATAGCACTCATGCTTGCGTTACCTGTTTATTTAATTGGAGCGCCGCGCGATAGTCCACGGTAATTTCGTCCCCAGGTTGTCCGCCCAAAGCGCCGCCAATAGGGCGCGTTGCAATCAGATAAATATTGCCGTCCGTGTCGCTAATCATTTGTGCGTTAGGGTTCCGTGAGTGATTTGTGTAGCGCCCCGCTGGCGTGCGCTTACCTTCGATGCGCGCGGGCGCAATAATTTCGCCGCGCTCGATATCGGCGCTGCAGATGAGCCCGCGCCCCTCGATTGCCGATGCACCTAACTGAAATTTGTAGGCGCCCAAGGGAAAGTTGATTAGATCGGTTGTGTTTTCCGATTCGCAGCGCACGTATGCGGCGGTTAAATTCTGCTCAAAAAGAAACTGCGCGAAGTCCTCGCGATCCGCGTCCGCGTTGCGTTTAAAGCCCTGTTCTTGCGCGGCGAAGTCTTCGGACTTATCGAGTAATTCCGCTTCTAGTTTTTCAACATCCGTTTCGGTGGTCGCGTAAATGTTGAGCCATACCGTGCGCTCATGTACGTACGCCACCTTGCGCCCAGGTTGCGCGACGCATACCACGGGCGCGGACAGTTCCGAGCGCGTGCCATCATCGTTAAACATGGTGAGGCGCCCCGACAGCATCACGTTTAAATGCGCGGTGCGGTGCCTATGACCCATCACAAAGCTGCCCGCCTGCAACGTTACTTGCCGGATGTAAATCCCCGGCGCGAATGCGTGTACGCAATCGGCGGCGATTTGCGGCAAGCCTTGGAGATAGCTTTCTAAGTTGTCGAGCGTCGGCGGCGTTTTGAGTATCGCGCCCATTTAGTACGCAATGACAATACAAACTGCTGGAGCACCATTACCGCCAGCGCCTGACGCGCTGGCGCCAGAACTGACGATAGCTGGACCGCCGCCGCCACCGCCGCCGCCATACAGGCCGCCGTTGCCACCAGTTCCGCCAGGCGCAGCGCTTACGCTGCCGCCGCCACCGCCGCCGCCGCTTCCCCCAGTCGTGCCGCAGCCGTTATTTCCGTTTCCGCCATTCCCCCCGCTTGCAGCGCCCGCAGTACCGCCCGCAAGATTTGAAAGGGTCGGGGTTGTGTAGAGTGATCCGCCGCCTGCCCCGCCTGCCGTACCAACCCCGCCGCTGGAACTTCCCGCGCCGCCGCCGCCCATCGCCGGCATCTGCACGTTAGTAGAGTTGGCAGGGCCCAATCCTGCAGTTCCGGCCGTATTCGTTCCGGTAGAGTTTCCGCCCGTAGTACCAGAGGATAAGTTGCCTATCGCGCCGCCAGCGGAACCGGATGTCGAGTTGCTCGCTCGACCCGCTACGCCACCAATGCCGCCGCCTGCCTGTATGAAATTCCCGAAGGCGACGTTAGACCCGGTAACGCCAGCGTTGGCCGTACCTGCTACCGTTGCAGATGCCCCGCCATGACCGCCAGTTGCAGCGTTGGAGAACGTGACGGTAACGCTTGAGCCAACTAGAGCCGCTACAAGGGTTGCGCGAGATATCGAGCCGCCACCGCCGCCAGATCCGCCCGAATTACTGGTAGCTGTCGCCGTTAAAATTCCACCGCCGCCGCCACCGCCGCCGCCTACGCAAATAACCTCCAGCATGTTTGCGGTAGCTGGCACGTTGTAGACCACGCTGGCGCCAGCCGCCTGCGTAATCGTGGTGATATTCGAGCCGGCGCCCGGATTTACTTCTAAATCAATCGTACCGCTGGTCGTAATCGGATTTGTGCCGGTCAGCGTAATGTCGCCGCCCGTGCTGGTTAGCTGGACTGACGTAACCGTTCCCGTGCCGGCCGTACCGTTCGCCGCCGCCGTGATTTGCCCTTGGGCATTCACGGTTAAATTCGCGCTGGTGTAGCTGCCCGCCGTGACGCCCGTGTTAGCGATTGAATACGAGCCCGTGCCAGTAATCGGCGAAGGCGTTGCGGTTAGACCAGTGCCGGCCGTTAGGCTCACGGGGGCGCCGCCCGAACCATTCGCAGCGGCGGTAATAATCCCGTCCGCATTCACGGTTAAATTCGTATTGGTGTACGAGCCCGCCACCACGCCCGAAGGCTTTAAGATATTTTCTAAGAGCCCTTGAAAGAAAAAATACCAATACTTGGAAGTGCTGCCGCCGCTCGCGTTTAATGGGACTTCAAATTTAGGGAGGGCGGGGTCTTGCGGCGCGTTGGTAGTCGCCACTAGCTGCCCTCGGCGTACAGCGTCGCGCCGATGATGTCGCGCGGCACCGGATCACTTATTACCGATTCGTAGACCCGATCCCGCGCGCGCCCAAGCTGGCGCCACATCGCGCGGTTTTTCGTGTCGCCAACTAATCCGATAGAAGTCCAATGCTCATTGCTCCACGTAAAGCCGCCGTCATCACTCCAGCGCAGCATGACTTGCGGGTTCGAGCCTTGGCCGCTCTGCAGTCCTACGCCTGGGGTAAATTCAATCTGCAATTGCGAATGAAAAACCCGCTCGCGACTTTGTTGCTCCCAGATCGGCGGCGTACGGCGCAGCGCCCTAAGCGGCATGCCTGCGTCCGTGTAGAACTTGCGCGACATTTGATGTAATTGGCCGCTTTGATAATCGCCGACAATGCGCACATCGCCGAAGTCCATAAAACAATTAGAGCGGTGCCGATGATAGAGCGCGCCAACGGGGTCCCATGAAAGGCGCTTAGCCCAGGTTTGCGACACAAAGTCGTAACACCAAGTGCGGTCGGCGGTCGGAAAGATGAGCATGTAAAACAAATGCCCTTCTTCCTCATAGCAATAGCCTATGGCGTCATTAACAACGGGGTAGCCTGTAATCGCATGTTCGATGGCGTGGTTTGAAATTCGGGTAAAACTATATTGATTGGTACATACAACAATGTTTTGCCCCTGCTCATTTCTTCCCAGCCAGACCAATTGAGCGCCGCCGCGTGAAATCGAGTTGACCGCAGCGCATCCAATTTGAGGGCCGACTCCGGGAATTCTTTGGAATGCAAAGTTAGTGCCTCCAGCGTTGAACCAAACTTCCGAGGTACGCTCGCCGATCAGCCATAGCTCGCGATTGTTTTCGTACAGCGTTACAAGGTTGTCGGTACTCGAATCCTTCAGCGCAAAGAACAACCCAGGGAAAAGCATTGAATACGGCGCCGGGCCCGTGGTGTAAAAGGTGCGCGTGTTGGGCTCATTTAAAATTAGCCAGCCTTCAATAAAGGCGATGCGCTGCGCGCCTAAGAAGCCTGCGTCCGTGATGCGACCGAATACCGGAATCGTTAAGCTAATCGTGTCGGTGAAGCTATTCCCCGTCGCATTCGCGCTCATGGTGAGCGTGAGCCCGATAGTGTCGACGCTGATAACCGTGGTGCCGGCCGGAATGACGCCGCCCGTATCGCTAAGCGTCGGCGTGTTGGCGACAATCAAGCCGTTAGGCAAGCTGCCAGGGAAAGTAATTACGGGCGAATTAATCGACAGCGAGCCCGCAAAGGTATTTACAAAAGGCGTGCCCGACAGCAAGTAGTAATAGCCATAGATCCCATCGACGATGAGGCAATAGCCGCCGACGCCGCCTTGCAATACCCCGTTATCGCGCATCACGACGGGCCCGCTATTGGTCAAGAGCGTACCGACTTGCGTGACGCTGTAGGTTGGCGGACTGGTTTGCGTTGCGGGCGTGGCGAGATTGACCACATAGAGCGCATTGCCGACAGCGGCGAGCGCCTGCAGCGATCCCGGCAACACCCAAAGCCCGCGCACTTGTCCCGTTTGTGTTGAGACAACTGGGTTTAAGCCTGGCGCGCCCAAAAGCGCGTTAGGCATTTTTGCCTCTTTGTGCGGGTCGCGCTCAAGATAGAAATTAATGCAGTCTTGCGCATCCTGTAGCGTCATGGGCGCCTGATAGGAGTCACCCACAAAACCAAAATCCATACCCTTAAACAAAGCCGCCCTTCATGATCCAGCCCGCATCCTGCGTCTGACTGCGGACAATGCTTGAATCAAATTTAAGCGTGACCACGGGCGTATCATTTACCGCCTTGATTAATTCCTTGGCTTCCTTCGCTTGGGTGATTAATTGCGGCGCGGGCGTCTTGCCGTAGTTCGGCGCCAACTCCAGCGCGAGTAATTTTTTAAGCGCGCGCGTGTAGCCTTGCGGCAATGAATAAGCAGTTTGCGCGCTGGCCCATTCGCTAATAATCAAATCCGTGAAAATGTGCGCCGTGTATGCCGCGCCCGGATTTGGATAAACGAAAAGCTGCCCATACGGGAAGGTGGGCTGATAAGAAGCAATGTACGGCCAAGGGCCCTGTACATTTTTCAGCAACTCTTCTTTGTAACGGTCGAAGGAAACCATTTCAAAGGAATAGTCGAGATTGCTATTTCCGCTGGTGGTCGCGCGCGTGAAACCATCACGAAAGCGCAGCGGCCGGCCAATCGGAATATTGCCAGGGACGGTATAGGTAATTGTGTCGGGATTAATGGCAGGCGTAAAAAGCGCGGGCGCGCTCATCGTCACCGTTAGGCCGATGGGATCGAACGCGGTAACGGTGGTCGGTACGGGAATAAGGGCAGTGCCGGAAGGTAGCACGGCGCCCAAATCGGTAAGCGTACCGCCAATGGATATGTTTGCAGGGAACTGCGTAACGCTGGTGATAACATTTGAGCCCCCCGTTACGGTGCCGACGAAAGAGCCGCCGACCGGATTGCCGACGCTGTATTGATATTGACCCGCGACCCAATTAAAAATCGTTTCGACTTGCGTATACATAAAGCACTCATCGGTGCTTAATGAATCGATCAGATCATTCAGGACATTTAAGCCTGTCTGCAGATCAGCGGGATTTAAGGGCTCGCCAGGCGAATACGAATTGATATTGAGCAGAGCGCCAGTGATGATATCTAGCGCCGTGGTCGCGCTGGCCATCAGTCGAAAATGATCGTAATGACATCGCCGCCCACCACTAGCGCCGTACTGTCTGTGTCGGCGGCGTTAGTGCTTGCCCACCAATACAAAAGCCCGCCATTGTTTAAAGGAAAACTTAAGTGCGAGCTAAGCCCCGTGGTGGGTACTTCGATTGTGAGTTTGGGTATCGTGGTACCAACGGTCGGCGCCACGTTAGTATTACCGCTCCACCACAACTTGATATAAAAAGGCGTGGTTTCAGCGGTCGCGACAACTATCCCTAAATAATCCGAAGCGCCATTAATCAGCGTGGCGGCAACGGCGCCCGTCCCCGTGGTGACATGGTATGAGCGTGCCATTTTAAAAAATGGTGGACGGCAGGACAGTAACGCCGCCGTCGACAACGTTTTCCGGTCGCGTCACTTCGCAAAGGATAGTTTGCGGTCCCGCGCCTGCAATGGTTGCGCCCGTACTAGACCATGACATTAAAATAGTATTGGCGGCAGACACGTACATGCTTTCAAGCAAAAGCAGCGCGTTGTAATTGGTGCCAGCCGTGGTTAGGTTGTACGACATGATGTCGCCAACCTGCACGCCGCTAACGGTGACGTTTTGTGTAGTCTGCGTCGCCGTAACCACGCTGGCAGGCGGGGTCACGGTGATGTAAATAACTTGGGAGAATAATTCGTTACCGCGTGTTGCGGTTGATCCGCCTGGCATAGTCGACACTCCTTAAAAAAAGGGCCCGGTATTAGCGGGCCCGATGAGGGACAAACATCAGCGAAATTAATTTAAGAAATATCGTAGCCATACAGAAAGACATCAACGGTCGCATTCGCTAGCGCGGTGCCAACGTTGATATAAAGCGCCGGCACGGTAAACGCTAAATTGGCAATCGTGGTAGCGAGCGCGATTGCAGAGCCTGCCGCGCTGTTGTTCGCCAACGTCGCGTTAGCTTTAATCGCGCTGCCGCCTGCCGCCGCTGCCGTAAAGACGCCAATAGCAGCGGTTGCAATGCTGCCCGCTACGCCGCTTACTTGTCCGTTTGAAGTGACGATGAGCGCGGGCGCATAGCTCGATGAGTTGATAATATTTAAAAGCGCAGCATCGCCCGTGCCATTCAAGCTAACGGCACGCGCGACCCCTAACAGTCGATACGCGTTGCCGCCTTGTCCTGGCACGGTCGGCCCCAGTGCATTTACTGGAGTTAATACCGCGAGTTGGCTCGGCGTAGAAGTTACGGCGGGCCCTGGGTTTACATTAGCCATTTAATTTTCTCCTATTAGCCCGCGATCCGAATACCCAGCGAGCGGTACAGACTGGCGGGCCCGTAAAGTACGTCCGCCCGTGTCGGTTCCGAATCGTTGTTAATCGTGTATTGAGTGACGCAACGAATTGACATACCTACGTCCTCATCGTCATAAGCGCGCACCGCCATTTCGACCCCTTGCGGTAGCGGCAGATCCGCGAACGCGAGCGCAAAGGCGTACTTGTGGAATACCAATCCTTGCGGGCTGGTGGTCGCCGCGTTGCCCGTGCCGCCGTTTACGGTGATGACCGCAGACACGCCCGGCGCTGCGTTTACGTTTTGGAATTGGCCAGCGCTAATAATCGCATCGCCAATCGTGAGGGTGAGCAAGCCGCCAGAACTTGAGGTATAGATACCCGTGAGCGGGTTAAATGTACCGTTCGCTAAGGTTGCTGGCCCGTAGGTAAGACCCGTGCTTGCCGCGCCGTTCGCTGGCGAGACAAAGCCGCCAGGCGGAAGCACTACAAATTGCTTTGTAGACTTGCCGTACTGCAAGCGGTTTTGCGGGTTGACCGGAAAGACGCCCGCAATTTGGATTGTATCGCCAACTTTGACAACGCCCGTTGAAGCGGTCCAGCCGCCCGTCGCTAGCGTGCCGGAAGCTGCCCAGCCCGTGGTAAGTAGCGCGGTGCCGGAAGGCGTCGCGGTTACGGTCGGTGAGCCGCCTTGTGCGCCGGTAATAAAGGTGGGAATGTTTTGATCCTCCCACCAATCGAGCCCGGCAAACTGGCGCGCAATCAGACCCTTTTCGACGTAATCGCCGATTTGCGCTTGAGGGTTAAACAGCCCCTTAATGGAATCGGTCGCTGCCGACATGCTGATAGGATCGAGAACGCAATTTTTCTCACCCTCAGTCGGGCACGCTTCCGCCGCCAGATATGCGCGAGCGTCTGAGAAAATCTTGTAGCTTGCGGGCGCGGTGCCGAAAGTGCCCAGCGTGGTTGCTGTATTTAAAAATGCAAACTGCGCCGTGTCGGAATCGATGCGATTAGCAACCGCCGCGATTTGCGGGCGCAAGATGCGCTTTTTAAACATGTCCATCGATAGCGCAAGATCCTGCGTAGTAAATTGCACATCGACATGGAACTGATAATTTAAGACAACGGGCGTAAATGTTTCGTTGCTATCTTCGACATTCAACGGCGGCCCGTAAGTACCGATATAGCGCGGGGGTCTGCGGACATTCACCGTGTTACCGACTTTCGCACCAGTCTGCGCGTATTCATTTGAATACTGGCGTTCTACGCGATTAGCGATAACTAGCTCATTCTCAAGCACCACTAACGCTTCATTAGTGATGTAAGACATGGTAAGCAGGTTATTAGCCATGGAAAGAAACTCCTAAATTGTTTTGATTTAGGAGCGCTGCCGGCGCGATTTTTCGTACGCGCGCAATTCCTTGTAAGTCATCTTTGAGGGGTCAACATTCGTATTGACCGTGGTCGCGGACGATAAGGGCTTGATGGGCGGCGGCGCTCCGCTAACCGCGTTCGGTGCCGCGCTCTTAACCTCTTCGGCTTTAAGCAGCGGCTTTTCAAACGTGGCTTCTAATTTCCCTATTTCGGCAATCGCCTTTAAGGGATGCATTGCATTTATGCGGGCCAAAAATTCTGGGTTTTTGCCCAAGTAGTAAGAAACTTCGCCGATGTATTCGGACGCCGACAGGTAATTAATTACCTGGGTATGCGTGCGGACATCGGCCTCTGCCATCACTTGTTTAAAATCGGGATGCTTTTTTTCCGTCTCAGCTACTCGGGAACGCGCCAGCGCTTCGGCTTGCGCCGCTTCCGCCTGGCGTTTCTCTTCTGCTTGCGCTTTGCGGTCTTTCTCTACCGCATCACTCGCAGCCCATGCCGCTAACGCTTCCGCGTACTCAAAACTTTTAAACTGGCCCTTATCGTCGACAAACAATTTAGGGTCTGGCTTTGTCTTCTCTGCTGGCGGCGCTTCTTTCTTCGCGCCTTTTAACTCTGCTAATTCTTTTTCAAACTGCGCCGCGCGCTCATCGCTTAGGCGCTTTTCGTTCCATTGATTTTTTGCAAACTCTTCCGCGTCCGCCAACTCGGCGGCGCGTTTCTCGGCGAGCGCTTTAAACGACATCGATTCGGCGTGTTTACGATTAACCGCCTTGCGTGCCTTTTCATCCTTGAGTAACGCCGCCTGGGTTTCTGGGTCGGGGTCCGTGTACTCTTCGGGCTCTTTCGGTGGCTCTTTGACATCGGTCGCTGGCTTATCTTTGATGACTTCTAGCGGCGGCGCGTCTTTCTGCGGTTTCGGTTTCGGGTCCGCTTTTATTTCTTCATGCTTGCCGCTGGCGATAAAATCATTCAAGCCACCACTCGTAACTACTTTGCCCATAGGTAAACCCTCGCCAGTTAAGGCGCTTCTGCTTTTTCAACTCTGCTTTATGCGGCTTTAGGTTTTGCCGCCGCTGCTTTTTCCGCCAGCCGCTCGGCGCTGGCTATCTCTTCGCGGCGCGCAACCGAATCATGCGCCGCCTGTACATGCTGGCCGATAATGCCGCCCGCTTGCTGTATTTCGGCAACGTCACGCTGCGTCTGCGCGCGCACTTCCGTATCTTTCTCTTTGACGCGGTTCGCATCGTTTGCGTCTTTGAGCGTCGCATTGATTTTGTCGCGCTCGACTGACATCCAGCCCTGCTCGATATCGGTCTTGAACTTAATTTGCATTTGCGCGGCTTGTAAATTCTGCTGCGCTTGCTGTAGCTGCTGCTGCAGCGCTTGCACCACGCCTTGCGCTTCTTTGGGTAGCGCGGCGATGGCTTTTTGCATGCCGGCCGGATTGGTGGGCATCAGCCTATTGGCCAAATCATCGGCGCCGGCAAAGTCCATGGAGCGCACAACCAAATCAGCGCCGACCATGGTTATAGGTTTCGCCAGTTCCGTCTTGAGCAGTTCGAGCATGGAGTTAGCGCCTTCCAAGCGCTTAGTCTCATAGCCTGGGCCCGTATCCATGACCACATCATAGCGGCCGATTTTAAGATCATTCTTAACCGCCATGATTGCGGCGCCGCTCGAATCAACTTGCCCCGTAGGTTGGCTTTGGTTGATCGGCTGCAAATCGGGGACGCCATCTTCGCCTATGATCCGCTGCATGCGCGGCGTATCGTAATAGTACGGAATCAACGAAAGTAGAATGCGCCCCGTGTGACAAATCGCGCGGGTCTGATTGTCGTAATACTGGAAATGCCCGATATCGCTAAGCGCTTGCCGGCGCTGCAGGGCCACGCCACTAATAGCCGCGCCCGGAACATCCG